GGCAACGGCGACGGCGACGGCTACGGCTACGGCTACGGCGGCGGCGGCGGCGACGGCGGCGGCTACGGCAACGGCGACGGCGACGGCTACGGCTACGGCTACGGCTACGGCAACATAAAATCATTTTGCGGCCAAAATGTATATCTCATTGACGGTGTACAGACCCTTATAGACCATGTAAGAGGCAATATTGCGAAAGGCCATATATTACAAAGCGACTTAACAACAAGACCCTGCTATATAGTCAAATCAGAGGGAATATTCGCTCACGGAGATACGCTCAGAGAGGCGCAGGAAGAGCTAGAGGATAAGCTATGCGAAAACAGCCCTATTGAAGAACGTATTGAAGAATTTGTTTCCGCTCACGATGCCTATACGAGCTATCCCAATATGGATTTCTTCCGCTGGCACAAAAAGCTTACCAATAGTTGCAAGCCCGGGAGAGAGGCTTTTGCCAAAGACCACGGGATAGACCTTGAGGGCAGTATGACGGTGTCGGAGTTTATAAAGCTGACCGAAAGCGCTTATTGGGGCGGCGATATTATCCGGCAGTTGAAGGAGAGATATGAGTGAGCAATGTTAGCGTGACAACGCAAAGGGCTGACAAGCCATGCAAGCGGTGCGGTGAATTGATGGTTAATGTCAACGCCCAACAGCACTATTGCGCCGCTTGCAGGATAAAACAGAAGCGTGAGAGCAACGACGCTTACTATATGGGCAAAAAAAGGCAAAACGCCAGAGACCATCCCTGCATTATCACTAACAGAGGCAGCGAAACGAGCCAGAGACGCAGGCATGACTTGCGGGCAGTATATGTGGCGAGCACCGGAGGCAGACGATGAAAGAATGGCGAGAAATTCCCGGATATGATGGATATTACGAAATTAGCTTTATGGGCGAAGTGCGAAGCTGGCGCAGCAGATGGGGACGAACTAAGACTGCCACGCTTATGACACCATACAAGAAAAAGCCTCGTGGTAAAAATCCACGAAACAGCAACCGGGTCTATGTTAAACTAACCGATAATCAAGGCAACGCCAAAGAAGTATCTGTTGTAACGCTTATGGTAGCGGTTTGGAAAGGCGGCTGCCCTCCTGGCAAATGCCCGTATCATATCAATGCAGACACACTTGATAATCGTGCAGCAAACATTGGGTTTATTACGAGGCAGGAGCTGGGGCGCCTGACTGGTGCGAATTCTCGCCGAATGCCGGTGGAAAAGGTGGATAAACACGGTATGCCTGTGGAGGTATACTCGTCCGCCAGAGAAGCCGCCCGGCAGAACCACATGAGTTATCAGACGGTTATTGACAGATGCCACGGCAGAGTTAAAAACCCTTGCGCCCTTGATGGGTGTACATACAGGTATGAGAGGTAGGTGTGATATGAAATGATTGACTACGATAGAATAAAGGCAGAATTAAAAGCCGAAATTGTGGAAGAGCTGTCGAAAAAGGATTACCGCGCTGCTAACGATTTGAGTAAACCGCTGGGGCAAGTTTACACTGAATACCGGAAAGCCTTATATGAAAAATATGGTGTATGTCAATGGGCTAAGGTATGGGAGTGTATACGGGGGTTATCAATCAGAAAGGCCGGTTGCGTATATGTCCGTGAGTTACATCCAGAAGCAGAAGAAATTGCGGCAAAATTCGCACGGAAGCTTTGCCTTGAAATGTTAGACGATGACGATAATGCCCGACAGGGATTGGAGGCCAACCATGAGCAAATATGAAGAAATCCGAGCAAGGTGCGATGCGGCCACTCCGGGCGAATGGCGCACACCGCCAACCTTTAGCGGGATATGTTCGCAAAGTGGTGACATTTTAGCAATTAATAGAATTGTGAATACACGTGATGCAGATATGATTTTTATCGCCCACGCCCGTGAAGATATCCCGTTTCTGCTTAACGAACTCGCCGCAAAAGATGAGGAGATTGAGCAGTTGCAGAATACACACGTCAAAATTCAATATCGTGATGAAGAACTGACTATTTCAGAGTTATGTGATCGTGCGGATAAAGCCTTTGAACAGGTAAATAGATTGAAGTCTGATTGCAAACAATTAAAAAATCTAATTGAGGAAGCAGCGGAAGAAATAGAAAATTGCTATGGACGCGAAACGGAACTGTCTGAGCGGTTAAGAACGGCATTATAGGAGGGATTGAATTGAAGAGGTTGACAGGCAGAAATGAACAAGGCGATTTGCTTTTGATGGGAGAACAAGTCTACGCTGGCGATGATTATGAGGCGGCTGTTTCAGCATTAGAGGGATACGAGGACGCAATGGAAAACGGAACGTCTATTCGGTTGCCGTGCGATCCAGATGAGAAGTGTTTTGTCATAGGCTCATTTAATTGCGAGGTCAGAGATTGTCCGATGAAGGATGAAAGCGGGGATTGCAATCATGAATGTCCTACAATAATTTACGAAATATGTCCGAATGATTATACGTTTGGTGAATTGATTGGATGGACATTTTACAAAACTCGCGAGGAAGCCGAAGCAGCATCGAAGAAGGGAACAGAATAACTATGCGTAATAAAGAAATCTGGGAAATTAACAGTGATATGGTTTATTGTGCTGAGCAAAATGCACAAGCATTGCGCGACTTTAATCAAGCGATAAGCACTTTATATGCGCTTGAGGTCAGTACATACTCTGGTGATGTAAGAAACACATCGACGCATGTTGATGAGTTAGTAAAAACTCTTAAAATTGATTTTGCGGATTGGGCTTCAAAGTTGGAGATGACTCGCAATCTTATTTTTGGCGAGGCAATCAACTGGGAGTATGTGGCAGACTTACTAGCAAAGTTAGCGAAGGAGGTATAGCCATGCATTATCACGATAGACGCCGCCCCCCCAAAGAAGCCGAAGTTGCACTTGCCAGTCTGGAGGAGACGGAATGAGTTGTGAAGTATGTAAAAACTATTTTTCTATCCAGTATGACAAATACAATCATACAGATTGTGATTGCGGCGGTGAGGCTAAATTCTGCCCTGAATGTGGCGAACCACTGACAGAATCGCAACCCCTCACACTAGAGCAGTTACGTGAGATGGACGGTCAGCCGGTTTACATACGCTTAGGAGACGGCGACCAATTCTGGGCGCTAGTGACAGTAGACAACGGTGAACTCGGGTTGCTTGGAGAATGTTATGACCACGAATGTCCTGATAAAGCTTTTTATGGCATGATTTTCAATGACCCAGCAGGACATTTCGGGCTGCATGTGTTAGGATGGCTCGCCTACACCCGCAAGCCGGAAAGGGATGGTAAGTGATGGCGCTTGAAATTGTTCCGATTACGCTCAAGGAGGCCAACGCCTTTGTTGAGCAGCACCACCGCCATCACAAGCCTGTCGTTGGCCACAAATTTTCAATAGGCTGCACAGATGGACAAGAGATTGTAGGCGTAGCAATTGTAGGTCGTCCGGTATCACGCTATTTGGATGACGGATGGACACTGGAGGTTAATAGGCTGTGTACTGATGGTACAAAAAATGCTTGCAGCATGTTGTATGCCGCAGCTTGGCGGGCGGTGCGGGCAATGGGCTATCACCAGCTTATTACATATATTTTGGCGAGCGAAACCGGAACAAGTCTGAAAGCCGCAGGCTGGAAATGTGTAGGGAAAGCCGGTGGCTTGCGTTGGACTGGTAAGCGTAGGCCGGAGGTTGACCTTTGTCCGGCACAGATGAAAATTAAATATGTTATGGAGGCAACCAAATGAAATACATACCAGAACGCTACATGGTTTCCGCCGTACCGGTGAATGGCGGGGAGAGAGTAACAGGACATTACTTGCCTATAGATTATACAGGAACAGGTAAAATTCAGCACAATATAATAGCTCCCAATGGCAATATCTCTTTCGCTTGGCACGAAGTAAACCCCGACACAATCGAGCCTGTGAGGGCGAAGGTTATAGTAGAAACGGAAGATGACCGTGAATACATTGATTATATTTGCCCTAACTGCAAAAGCATAATTGACCAACGAAGAAAAGGGCAGAGAATTGGATTTTATACTCCTCACTTTCATGCCGATTGCGGAATGGCTTTAGAGTGGGAGGACTGAGAATATGAGCACAAAAATAACAAAAGAGCTGATAAGGCAATGTCAGGGTAATGTTTATTATGGGAACACGACTTGCAGAGAGTGCGCCTGCACTGAAATAGAGTGCCTTGAATGCCTATTGGAACAAATCGAGCTATTGAAAGAGGATGGTTGAGGATATGACAATTATGAACGCTAATGAAAGTCTGACACTAGGCGAAGCATTACCGCTTGAAATCGCAAGAGTGCAAGAAATGATACCCGAATATGAAGCCGCTCCTATGGGATTTATCGCAGCGGGACTTATGAAATCCGACATTGCGAAAGCGCATAAGGCTATGATGGAGGGCGATTTACCCACTATGATAGAGGCTTATAAAGATTTGAAAGAATATGATTATTGACCGCAATTGATGTGCGGGAATGAAAGGATGGAAGTCATGAGTAAGTTAAATGAAATTATAGGCAAATACGGAGTCGAGAAATTAAATACATTAACGAAATATCCAAGTATCATGACTTATCACAATCTTGGAGAGAAGGGTAGCTTAGTTGAAAGCTTAGTAAATGATAAAGACTTTTCTTCGTTTGATAATTGTTATGTGACAGAAAAGATTGACGGAACAAATGCAAGGATTATATTCGACGGTGAAGATTATGTCATTGGAAGTCGTGAAGAACTTCTTTTTGCTAAAGGAGATAGGTTTGGGAATCCTCAACTTAACATCGTGAACACAATCAAAGCATTAGCAGATAAACTTGAAAAGCCAGCCTTTGATGAATTGTGGATTATGTTTGGAGAAGTTTATGGCGGCAATGTCACGTCCGCAAGTAAACAGTATACAAAGGATAAGACGTTTGGATTTAGACTATTTGACATTGCTCAAGTTGATTTGGGCATATTGGATGAACCTCTTGAGAAAATTTCTTCATGGCGTGAGCGTGGAGGACAAAAGTTCATGGATGTTGACACAATCAAATTATTTGCAGGTGAATATGGAATTGAAACAGTTCCTTATATCACTATGATTGATGGCAAGAAATTGCCAACAGATAGGGTTGGTATGCTTGCTTATCTTCTTCAATCATTTAAGGATACTCAGGCTGGTATCAATGCCAATGGTAAAGCTGAGGGAATTGTTGTAAGAACTCATGACAGGAGTTTAATCAGAAAGATTCGATTTGAAGATTATGAGAGAACTGCAAAACGTGAGAAGTGGGAAGTATAAGTTTTTATATAAAAGTAAACGAAATCCCCCTCCACCTGCGCCAACAGATAGAGGGGGGGAGCTCCGAGATATTGTGTCCTATGAATCTATTATACACGATATTAGGGGGATACGCAAGTATGAGTCAAACAAAGTACCCGATGCCAGATGATATCAAGGCAATAGTAGTCAACATAGTGCGTGGGCACGCCCGGCGCATTGCGGAATACCAAGATAAAATGCAGGAGGCTACGCAATCCTCCCCGCAGCCGTTCGATACATATAGGGCGAGGGTTGGGAAAAAGCGTGATGATGGCACATATTCAATTGAAGAACGTTACTCATATCATGGGCATAGTAGCGATATAGGCAGACCTACGGAGGGCGTACAAGCCCGTCTGGACGCTATAGAGAACCATCCCGATACAAAGCGCATGAGAGCCGTTGAACAGGCTAAACACGGCATAGGGCGTGACCTGCCGGATGAACAGCGGGCGAAACTGACAGATGCTATTTGGGATAGCTGTATTTATGGTAGGAATTTTATATTTTGTCACTATCATTTGCCGATGCACAAAGCCACGTTTTACGAGCGGCGGCGTGAATTTCTGTGGGACATAGCAACAGAGCTGGGATATCTGGAGGCAGAATAATAAGAAAACTTCCGACTGTGCAACGAAAAACCGTTGATCTTCCGACCCTGCAACGAAAAAGTGTGGTATAATGCTATCATGGAAATATAATCGGGTGCGGCGTTCTTGGGATATAAGCCCGTGCCTTTTCCAAAGCGATATGACGTATACGGAGGCACATCTGTCTATCATGCTGGTTAATTTGCTTGTGTGTCCGAAGCCGTTTAGTGCATCAAAGCCGCTAATATTCCCGGCGAAATTCTTTTATTTCGTCAGGTGGGAAAGAACATAGGTGGCATTGATTGTGAGTAGAAAGTACGAAAAGCAAGAAGTGACCATAGTTAAAAAAAGATGCATTGCAACATATTGCGATGCGTGCGGCAAGGAAATTTCAATGCCTGAACGGTATTGTGGGTGGCATTATTACCATGTAAGAACTGGTTATAATGATTGGGGCAATGATAGCGCCGAAAGCATCGAATATTATGACTTCTGCTCTTATGATTGCTTAAAGCCCCACCAAGATAAATATTTCGAGGATGCACGAGGCAGTGAAGAATACGAAATAACGCGTAAAGAAATTCCTGAACAACAAATGAAATATTAATGAGAAATAATCCACAATCAAATAATCAAGCATCTGCCAAACGGTAGGTGCTTTTCTTATGCCGTCCTTTGGGGCGGTATTCTTATGCCCTGAAAGGTGGATACGATTATGAAATGTCCTTACAGTGTGGATATAAAGCAAGTCAACCAAAACAGATACGAATATAACGATGACGGCTTGACTACATTCCATGAGCACATTTTGATTGAAACCCGTACTTTTATGGAATGTCCGAAAGAACAGTGCGGTGCATGGCAAGACGGGAAGTGCAAATATAGCGGATAATGAATAATATGCACAATATGCAAATTAGGATAACAAAATTTACGGGGTTTATTGCATAAAGCAATGAATACTGACGAATATCGTTAAAATTGGAGCCGAGAAGCTCCTTTTTATTTGGTGAAGTAGGTGAGGTGATGGCTTTAACAGAAAAGCAGAAGCGGTTTGCTGATGAATATTTAATTGATTTGAATGCAACGCAGGCAGCTTTGAGGGCTGGATATAGCAAAAAGACCGCCTATTCAATCGGGCAGGAGAACCTGAAAAAACCTGAAATTCAAACTTATATACAGGAACGCCAAAAGGAGCGCGAAAAACGAACCGAAATTACACAGGATCAAGTACTTGCGGAGCTTGCTAAAATTGGTTTCGCAAGTATTACCGACTTCCTTGAATATAAAACTGTCCAGCGAGTTATTGAGTATAGAAATGGTGAGCCAGTTATTGATTGGGCTATGATGGTTGACGCTATTGACAGTTCAGAAGTAGACGGAGCTGCCATATCGGAAATAAGCGTATCAAAGGATGGCACATTCAAATTCAAGCTGCATAATAAACTCGATGCGCTTGATAAACTTGGGCGGCATTTGGGGCTGTTCGAAAAGAGCAATGTTCCCAATGACGAACGCGAAGACGATAACCTATGGAAAGCGATTGCAGAGGCGGTAAAAAGGGATGAAGTTTAATAAATTATCGCCAAAGCAAGCGGAAGTGTTCAAGTTCCCCTTTGAGAACTATGATGCACTTATTTGCGATGGTGCGGTGCGTTCTGGGAAAACCATGATGATGATATATGCCTTTGTCTGGTGGGCTATGGAGGAATTCAACGGCGCGATATTTGCGGTGTGTGGTAAGACCGTCCAGTCCGCCGAGCGCAATATCATTCATCCTCTGCTTGAGACCAAGAGCATCACAGACAAATATGCCATTGCCTATACCAGAAGCATGAAGCTGCTGACAATCAGACGCGGAGATAAAATCAACTATTTTTACATATTTGGCGGCAAGGATGAATCCAGTTACATGCTTATACAGGGGCTTACGTTATCTGGTGTGCTCTTGGACGAAGTGGCGCTCATGCCGCAATCCTTTGTGGAGCAGGCAATTACAAGAACGTTATCGATTGACAACTCAAAACTATGGTTTAACTGCAACCCCGAAAGCCCCATGCATTGGTTTTATACTGAGTGGATTCAAAAAGCAGAGGAACACAACGCTAAACATTTGCATTTTCTCATGGATGATAACCCCGGACTATCCGAAAGGGCGCTCGAAAAGGCAAAGCGCGACTTTACCGGCGTCTTTTATAACCGCTATGTGCTTGGCGAATGGGTGCAGGCGCATGGGTTGGTATATGACATGTTTAACCCGGACTTACACGTTGTTTCCGGAACTCTTTTGATTGACGGTAGGCCGGCTCCCAGAAGATACACAAAATACTACGTCTCTTGCGACTATGGCACCAAGAACGCGACCGCGTTTCTTTTGTGGGGTTATTGCGGCGGCGTGTGGTACTGCATCAAAGAATACTACTACTCCGGTCGAGACGAACACAGGCAGAAGACAGATGAAGAGTTCACAGACGATTTACAAACCTTCATCGGCGGTACTCCCATTCTGTCAATCATCATAGACCCGTCTGCGGCTTCGTTTATCGCCTCCTTGCAGAAAAGACAGTTACCAACACGCCAAGCAGACAATGCCGTAATTGACGGCATACGGCTTACTGCAAGCAGCTTGCAGAGCGGCACTATAAAAATATGTGATTGCTGCAAAAATCTTATAAAAGAGTTTGGTTTGTATGTGTGGGACGAAAAAGCGCAGGAGGATAAGCCGATAAAGGCGAATGACCATGCACTTGACGCTTGCCGGTATTTCGTTTTCTCGGTTCTCAACACGGCGAATCAATGGGTATTCGTGGAGAAGCGCCGCTGACAACAGCCCGCGAATGGGTCTCTGTTGGGCGGTGAATCATACAGTTTTGAAAGGTGAGATTTTATGGGTTGCGAAAAAAATATTAGCTATGATACATTTCCAAAGCAGAGTGACTGGGTTGGCAAATTGGTGAAGGCGTGTTTTCATTACGACACAAGCAAAAATATCATGGGAAGAATTATTCGAGATGACATAGAAGAACCCGGAGTTGGAATTATACAGCTTTTTGATGGGCGTGTAATCCTGATGACTGAATGTCAATATTCGAACATAAAAGATTAACCCACCCACCAGTGGGATTTTTGAAAAGGGAGCAGGAGCGGATGAATAATACACTTGTTTATGAAAAAGTTGACTTGTTGGAAGCAAGGAAAATCATTGATGAATTCGTAAAAAATGAAACAGAAAAAGGCATTGAAGTAGAAACACAATATTGCCCCATGGATGAACTAATGCTATATTTCATTGAATGTCCTGATGAATATTGTCAAAATTATTTTGCGCAATGCGGCCGAGCGGCGCTTGTTATCGATGTGGATTTATATAATAGGCAAACCACATAGACGCATAGCGTCCTTTATTTTTCCCATGAAAGGATGGTGATACATTGAACGAAACAGAACGAATCAGCGCACAAATCTCATATTATGGCCGTGGGCGCTCAAATAAAGATATAATTAAGTCTATTTTAGATGAATGGCGTTCCGGTAACAAGTCGCGCATCATAAAGGATATGCTTGACGCCGAGGAGTATTTTGCGGTACGGAATGTGACGATATCCAAGAAGCAGCGCGATCTGCCCGGCTATGGAGAGAACACCACTTTATCAAACGCGAGAATCCCGTCTTCTTTCGTGCGTGAGGGCGTCACCGAGAAAAGCAATTATGCAATGGGTAAGCCGTTTATCGTCAGCGTGGAAAGCCCGATGCCTGAAACGCTCGATGAAGAAGGCAATTCGGCAGAAGATCCGCAGGCCGCTATTTATCTGGATGAATGGACGAAATACCTTACGCCTGAGCGCAGAAAGACGATCAAGCGCATCGGCAAGGCGGGGGCGATTAATAAAGGCATTGGCTGGGCATATATCACAATCAACGACAAAAAAGATTTGGTTATACAGCATATGGATTCCGAGCAGATATATCCCGCGTGGGCGGACAAGGAACATACCGTTCTTGACGCCATTGTATGGGATTACAAGGTCATCCAGTATATCAATAATGACCGCGAAGAAATCAATAAGGTTGAGTTTTGGAGCAAAGATTCCGTTGAAAGGTATATCGACAAGGGGCACAGCGCATTAGTGCCTGACCCGGATAGCCCGCAAGCGATGCCGCATATGGAATTAGGCGAAAAAGGCATTGTATGGGATAGGGTGCCTTTTATTTTTTTCAAGGGCAGCGAAGATGAATTGCCCGCACTCAATCCAATTCGGCAGCTTATAGACAGCTATGACGCGCTTCAAAGTAAAATGGTGGACGCAATAGCCGACGCGCTCGACCCCGTTCTGGCGCTGGAAGGATATTCCCCGGAGCTGGGCGATCTGATAAAGCAACGTGCCATTATGCAAAATTCCCGCATTGTGGCGATCGGTACGGGCGGCAAGGCGTATTATGTGCAAGCCAGCCCTGAAATTGTCGCAATGGAAACTGCGCTGGAAATCCTCGAGAAGAACATACGCAAAGCTGCGCAGATGATTATGACAACGGACAGCGACACATCAAGCAATCCGTCCGGAGTATCCCTTAAATTTCGTTTTCAGGGATTGGACACTTACACGGACGGGCTAGAACCCGAATTCGAGGCGTTCATGCAGCAGCTGAAATATTTCTTTGATATCTGGCTCCAATGGAGGGGTATTGGTACGGCGGAACAGTGGGAACAGTACAATCTTATCGTTACATTCAATAGGGATATGCTGGTGAATGAATCATCGGCGATCGAAGATACGGTTAAACTCGCATCTACCGGCGTATCCTTCGAAACTTTATGTAATTGGAACCCGGCGGTGGAAAGCTACGAGATTGAAAAACAAAGGCTGGAACAAGAGGCGGCGGAGTCTATGAATGACATGAGCACAGAGCGTGAACTTGCAAGGCTGAGAGAAGAAAACGAGCGGTTGGCGCGGGAGCGGGGTGGAGAGGAATGATGGAAAGCGAATGGGTTGATATAAGAAAACAGCCCCCGGATAAAGAAGGCCAACGTGCCATAATACGCCCTATTGATGGCAAAACAGATATCGGAGAATATATTGGCGACGGATGTTGGCAAACTTCTGATTATTATATTCATAATAGCGGGTTGACTCATTGGATGCCGCTTCCCGGGAGACCAGAAAAGAAATATGGTCATGGCATTTATGCCAAATATGTTGAACTCGGAACGACTAGAAAGGACGGCGAAATATCTATGTGGGATGAAATGCCGGAATTGAAGCCGGGAATGTTGGTCAAGTTAGCTGCGAAAGATGATTTATTTTTTATTAATTCAGTATCTCCGCTTCAAATTGATGTTACGGGTGTTGGCATTGATGATACAAGCCTAGGAATTGTTGCGGGGATTGGAACTATAACTGAAATCTATATATGCATTGAAAAACATTACGCAGGAGATATTAAAACGTTTTCGCTTGGATATCGCCGTATCTGGAAGCGCGCAGAGCCAAAAGAAATGACCGTAGATGAAATATCGAAAGCTTTGGGATATACGGTGAAGGTTATCGGATAGACATTCGTCCTCCGGCGGGATTATGCTTGAAAGGGTGGGGAGAAATGGAGTAAACCCTTTATTTATGCGGGTTTTCGCTTGTTTTTCGGGATGAAAAATGGTATAATATCTTTATAGAAAGGCGGTCTGATTATGCTTGAAATCATCTATAGAATTTATGAAGTTTGCGAGCCAGAAGAAGGGCAATCTGAATATTGGAGCCGTGATGACGGCAAGCGTATTATTTCACAGGAGGTTATGATTTGTGAAAGCCGTCAACACTTCAAGGAAATCATAAAGGATTTGTATCCCGATGAAGATATAAAATTTAAGGCTTCGAGTAATTATCCTGTAGGGCAAAGATATTGTGTGATTATCGGGGAGCAGTGCTGGAACACCGAAAGCTATACAACCATAGTCAAATGCACCTGTAATACTTGCGGAATCGAGTTTCAAGCACTATCAAAGCATATCCATTCAATAGACGAACATACCCTAAAATACGATTTAGGGGCGAACTACGACAAATATGGAAACTTAAAGTTTTGCTCAGATAAATGCAAACGCAAAGGCATAGAAAATGCCAAGATTGAATATATGTCAGAGGTGGATTTGCCAGACGATTTTAATGGCTGGATATCTACCGATAATCTCTCAATCGGTAAGGGCGGTTATATTTATAAAATCAGCAAGCGAAGCACGGGTGAGTTTTACGTAGGGCAATCTATTTATGCGCCCGTGTTCCGTTGGGGGCAACACTTAAAAACAAGCCGCTTCCCTCTATCAGACATAGAAGATTACATTTTTGAGGTAATTGAGAGCGTGGATGATGTTAAGCTTCTAAGTGAGCGTGAAAAATATTGGATTCAATCTTCATATAAGGAAAACCCTGAAAAATCGCTGAATATAAGTCTTACTAAAAATATTGATATTGTTGATAAAGCCCAAATACAATTAGCGGTATAAAAGGAACCAATGTAATAATCAAGCGTCTGCTTTATAGCGGGCGCTTTCTCTTGCACTGAAAGGTGGTGAGGTCGGTTAGTATCTTAAATCGCAACAAAGAATCGCAAGAGCGTTACTGGAGCCAGAGAGCGGAGAGAGTTGTTTTAGCAGGCGAAAAATCCGCAGAAGAAATGACCGCCGACCTTGCAAAGCTGTATGAGGAAACGCAAAAGGCCATACAAAAAGAGATTGAGGCGTTTTATGGCCGTTATTCGCGTGATGTTGGGGTATCTCTTGAAGAGGCGCGGAAGGCCTTGAGCAAATCCGAATTGAAATCATACTACGAGCAGACGCAAGCTTATTACGACGCAATCGCTGAAACCGGCTACGCATTTGACCCCGCCTACCGCCAACGGTTACACCGGCAGCTATCGCTAAAATCAGCGGTGAGTCGCCTGGAAGCCCTGCAAGCCGATTGCCAATTCCAGGTTGAAAAGCTATATGCGCAGGAGCAGGACGCGTTTAGAGCGGGTTTGGGCGCTACATATGAGGATGCTTACTATAGGGCAATGTTCAATCTCCAACAGGGATTGGGTTTTGGCTCGCCGTTTTCGGCATTAAATACAAGGGTTATCGAAAAAGCGGTTCAAGAAAGATGGTCAGGGGAAAACTATTCTGACCGCATATGGACGAATAAGGACAAACTTACGCTGGTGCTTCAACAGACGATACCGCAAGGAATCGCTGCCGGGCAGAATCCACGCATTATCGGAAAAATAATCCATGACCGAATGTTTGGGCAAGGCGCAGCAAAAGGCCGTGGTGGTATGTTATGGCGCAGCATCAGTTTGGCCAGAACCGAATTTAACCACATTACAAACAGTGCCATGTGGGATACTTACGTTGAAAGTGGAGTTGTTGAGCAATATCAATTCCTGGCCACCCTTGATGGCTGCACTACTGATTCATGCCAAAGCTTAGACCTGAAAATCTTTAAGCTATCTGAAAAGATGGAGGGTATAAATTACCCGCCAATTTCCTCGCCGCCGCATCCGTGCAGGAGTACAACAATCCCCTATTTCGAGCCGGATGAAATCGACGCTATGTTTGATGATGCAGCTACCAGAATTGCCCGCGATCCCCTGACGGGCAAGAATTATTACGTCCCCGCAAATCTGGCTTACAAAGACTGGTATAATCAATATGTCTTGCCTCAAAGCGAATGGAATGGTATAATAGGATTAACGACAAGCACAGGAAGTGTTGTTGAAAATGTTAAGAGCCATTTCTTCGATCGCAGCGCAGAGAGAAGTGTAAGCGCAGCGGAAGCCAAAGACGCTTTGATCAATTCACTGCACGTGACAGACGTTAAATACAACGAAAGAAATGAGCCATCTGTTCAGTATATAGGCGGGAAGGCAACGGTATCCTTTAATCCTGAAACAAACACGGTAATTACAGCATGGCAAACAGGGCGCGACAAATTAAAACGGTATGGAGGTAAGACAACATGAAGCTCGATGCAAAACAAATAGAAATATTGCGCAAAGCGGGAGTTGTTGTTTCTGACGCTCCGGCGAACGATTATGTTTATACCGCAGACGATGAAGACAAATTAGCGGATTATCACATGAATTGCCTTAGTGCGGGGCAAAACATGACTTCAAAGGCACGGGAAGTATTGGATCTGTTAAACTACTTGGCGGACTTTTAGATGGCCTACAACCCAATAATCAAGCGTTCATCTTCGGATGGGCGCTTTTCTATTGCCCGGAAGGAGTGTTGCTATGGCAAAAGAAGCTGATTTTAGCGAGTTGGAAAAATTCTTTCAAAATTTTAATGATGCATATAAGGATTTTGATACATTCTTGAAGCAATTCCTGCTCGAAATGGCGTTACGGGCAGTTCGCGACATCAAGCGCAACACACCAGCGGACACCGGAGCTTTACGCAATATGTGGGGCATAGGCAGTCAAGAAGTAGTCCTAATGAACACAGGCGGCTTCACGGACGCAGGAAAAGCAAAGGTTATCAGAGACCCCGAACAAACGACAGTAGAAAGCATTGATATTATCGGCAGCAATGTTGAAGTTGTTATCCACAATCTAATGTCGTATGCGTCCTTCGTTGAATACGGCCACAGGTTCATTGATGGCAGGTGGAATGATGGCCGCTTCATGATGACTGTGGGCATCGACAAAATACAAAAACAAATGCCCGCCAGATTTGATAAAGCCTTCAAAGCTTATTTACAGTCGAAAGGAGCAAATTGATTATGTATGAACCAGAAATTAAATGCAAATATGACAATGTCCATTGTTTGTGTCAATGGTGTGAATTTCAATGCAATAATGGTCAAAGCTGCCACAATTGCGATATGAATAATAAGGCTATTCATGATGTCCGTATATGCACTGGATTTGTGGGTACATATCCAGATGGAAAGTATAGTGAAGATATCTCCTAGGAGGGTAATATATGTGTGAGAAGTGTAATGACGATGGCAAATGCAAAAACGGACTTACTATAAGCGTATCAGTCAAAGACACCGAAATCTTCAAGGCTATTGCTAAATTTGCTTTTGAAATCGCCGCTAAAGACCCGGAGGCAAATAGGCGGTTAGGGGATATTTTTGAGGAACACGGCTATGAATTGACGGATTGAAGGGCGCGACCTAATCTCGCGGCGCGGCGTTATGCGTAATTTGTGGGGAGGTAATTATGGAGGCACGTATATATGATTTTGATTCGGCATGGGACGTTGCGGATGGATTGGACAATAAGGGTGAATATGTCACAAGGGATGTTGACTATATGTCTTCTGACAATACTCTTGTATTAAAGAATGGAACTCGCAGCCATACTTACAACGTGATTTCAAGCGATGAGCCAATTTGCAATTTTTGCAATCCAATAGTAAATGCTTTTTGCAATGGAGCGCTCAAGGGGCATTGTCCATCTACAAAATTATATTAAATAACCCCGCGCCCGGATGAACGTTAAATAAAGGCGGTGACGAATGAAACAAGACTACCTATGCCC